CAGAACTGTGTGATCGATAAGTATGGTCGTATCGGTGCAAGACGAGGATGGACTACAGTAAACACCGCAGTTAATACTGACTTAGGTGCTGGTAATGCAGTAGAGTTTATATTTGAATTAGTTGATGGCAGTACTAATCAAGTGTTGAGTGCTGGTAATAATCAGTTATTTGTAGGAACTACTACAATGACTACTAAGACAGTGCGTAACACTACTAACAGTGGTAACGCTACGTATACCATTACTGCTAATAACTGGCAGGGTGCTGCGATGTCTTATGGAGATGTTACTGACTTCCAGCCTCATGTGTATTTAGCACAAGCTGCACATCCTATGCTGGTGTATCATGAGTTACCTATTTCTGGTAATCCTTTTAGTTCGCATGATAGCGGTACATTTGGATACCAACGTGTAGGAGATGACGCTAAGTTACCTTCTAATCATAGCACAGCAACATTTATGCCTAGCTGGGTGATTTCTGCTTATGGCAGAATCTGGTGTGGTGGTATCTCAGGAGACACTCAGACTGTTTATTTTAGCGACTTACTCGCTGGTACAGATTTCTTAAATGGTTCTGCTGGTTACTTAAATCTACAAGAAGTATTACCTAATGGTGATCCTGTAGTTGCTGCTGCAGCACACAATGGTTTTATTATATTCTTTGGTCGTAAGAACATAGCAATCTATGCTAATCCGTTAGACACAGGAGCGTTAACTCTTGTTGAGGTTATCTATAATGTAGGATGTATTGCTAGAGATTCGGTACAGAATATTGCAACAGATGTGTTGTTTTTATCTGACTCAGGAGTTCGTAGTCTACAGCGAGTAGTCCAAGAGAAGTCCATGCCAATGCGTGATATTTCTAAGAATGTTCGTGATGAACTAATGGCTGCTGTAGCGTCTGAGACAGACTTAACTAAGATTAAAAGCATCTACTATGAAAGAGATGCTATATATCTATTAACGCTTCCTACAACTAAGTTTGTATACTGCTTTGATACTCGTGCTTCATTGCAAGATGGTTCTATGAGAGTTACAGTCTGGGATAGTATAGAGCCTAAAGCATTCTTTGTTACTCAAGCAAGAGATTTATACTTAGGTAAGCCGGGATATATTGCTAAATACTACGGCTATGCTGATAATACTTCTAGTTATCGTCTTGCTTACTATACTAATTACTTTGACTTTGATGCGTCTACAAATCTTAAACTATTAAAAAAGATTGGTTGGATATTAATTGGTGGTACAAATCAACCAGTAGCTATTAAGTGGGGTTTTGATTATACCGAAAGCTACCAAGCTACCACATATAATCTCGACGCTGCTACAGTATACGAATATAATAATTCTACTGTAGATACTATCCCCGGATCAAGCGAATACAACATTGCTGAGTATACATCAGGTATTGTTTTAGATCGATTTAACATTAATGCTGGCGGTCAAGGGACTGTAATGCAACTAGGTTTGGAAGCAGATATTAACGGAAACCCAGTTTCAATTCAGAAAATAGACGTAGCAATCAAGCAAGGAAAGACTTTAGTCTAAGGACACAATATGGCAAATTATACAAAAGCAACTAACTTTACCGCTAAAGACGGTTTACCTACGGGTAACTCAGGCAAGATTGTTAAAGGCACAGAGATTGATACTGAGTTAACTGCAATAGCTTCTGCTATTTCGTCTAAGGCAGACTTAAATAGTCCTGCTTTAACAGGCACTCCTACAGCGCCTACGGCATCTGCTGCTACGAATACGACACAATTAGCAACTACTGCTTTTGTACAGACTGCTCTATCAGCAGCGTTTACCACAGGCATGATTATGATGTGGTCTGGAACAATCGCTACGATTCCTACAGGATGGGTATTGTGTAATGGTTCTAACAGCACTCCTGATCTTCGTAACAGATTTGTTATCGGCGCTCATACTGATTCTGCTGGTGTAGCGTACTCAACAGTCACTGGGAGCAATACAGCATCTGGAGGTACTAAAGACGCTGGAGTTGTAACTCACACACATACTAACACCTTAGCTTCGGTAGCCGACCACGTCCATGCATTAAGTTCAAATCAAGCAGCAGCGCCGGGAGCTGGAACAGGATTCTTTTCTATTCAATCTCCGGGAGGTGGTGTGACTTCTGTTAATACTTTAGGCGCTGGTGGACATACGCACTCTTTGACTATTGATTCAGCAGGCTCTAGCGGCACAGATCAGAATTTGCCTCCATATTACGCCCTCGCTTTCATCATGAAAACCTAATGCCTAATGTATTAGAACTGAAAAGTATAAGGACAAGAATGCACACCGTATTTGAACAATTTAAACAACTGCAAGGAACATTTGAAGTTGATTTAGGAACACAGCATCATTTCTCTAGCGGTGTTTACGCTAAACAAATGATGTTGCCTAAAGGATATTTTGCAGTAAGCCATTCTCATGCTTACGATCATTTAAGTATTCTAGCTCAAGGTAAAGTTATTGTTAAGACAGATGAAGATACGCAAGAGTTTACTGCTCCAGCGTGTATTAACATTAAGAAACATTTAAATCATGCTATTACAGCATTAGAAGACGCACATTGGTTTTGTATTCATGCAACAGAAGAAACCGATCCAGATAAAGTAGATGAAGTACTAATTATGAAAGAAGGAGCATAATATGCCATGGGCTGCAGCCGCATTAAGTGTTGGGGGTGGTTTAATTTCAGGGGGTAAAGCAGCAGATGCTTCCAAAACACAAGCAGAGGCTCTACGAGCCGCAGCACTTCGTTCATCCCAGATGGCACAGTTTCGTCCTGTCGGACTACGAACTGGCTTTGGAAGTTCTAACTTTAAAGTAAACGATCTTGGTCAAGTCACGGAAGCTGGATATGAATTAACTCCAGAACTTCAAACTCTGCGTAATCGATTTACAACAGGAGCTACTGGATATGATCCTACTCGTTTACAAGAACTAACAGAGCCTATTTACGGCGGAGCAGCATCGTTATTGAGTTTAGGTGGGGACTATTTAGGTGCAAACCCACAAGAGGTTGCAGCTAAGTATATGTCGGATAGACAAGGCTTATTAGCACCTAGTCGTGCTGCTGAGCTTGGCAGAGTAGAGGCTCGTAACTATGCTACTGGTCGAGGTGGTTTAGGTGTCAATACCGGTACTGGCGGAGCGCCGGCTAATCCAGCACTAACGGCATACTATAATTCTATCTTCCAACAAGATAGAGCATTAGCTGCAGAAGCAGACACAGAAGCCATGAATCGTATTCGGTTTGGTGGAGAACTATACGGTGCTGGCGGTAAACTTGCTGCTGGTATTCCGTCATTATTTAGCGGTTCATTCTTGCCAATCGAGACACAACTAAAACTTGCTCAAAGCGTAGAAGGACTAGGACAACAGCCGTTCTTGTTAAGTCAGGAGTTAGCTGAACGACAAGCAAGGGCAGGTGCATCCGCAGGTGAATTGTATTTACGTCCACAAGCTGCTGCAGCCGCAGCATACTCTAAATATCAAGGCTACAGTCCACTTGGTACTGCCATGAGCGGTGCTGGCTCTGCTATGGGAGGCGGAGGATTTGGTAGCATGGGGGCTGATATGGGTATTGGGGGTTCTGGATTAAATCCTTACAATCGTTATGGTAGTGGGTTGTTTGATTTAGGAAGAGCGCCGACAGGTTCTACTGGTTTTGAATCATGGGAAAGTCCCTACATTTAGTAAAAGGAATTAATATGGCTGACATCGTAAATAGTTTATTTGGTATTGACCCAGCAGCGTTGCAACAGCAACGAGCTGCTATTGATTCTGCTAACGCATTTCGTTATGCACAGCTTGATCCACTAGAACAAGCTAAAATGTCTATCTACCAAGGTAGTGCTGGACTTGGTCGTGGAATTCAACAGCTTCTTGGTGGGGATGAGCAACTTAATCGTGCTACAAAAGTTACACAGTTAGCTTCGCAGTTTGACATGACCAGCGCTGATGGATTACGTCAGTTTGCTCAAGCAGTATCGTCCTTTGCTCCGGATGTTGCTCAACGAGCAATTAGACGCTCTGATGAAGTTACTACAACAAGATTAAAACAAGCTGAGTCAATCGCTACTACACAGGCTAAACTAAGAGAGAAAACATTACCTACTTCAGGTTTAGGTAAGTTAATAACAGAAAAAGAGGCTTTACTAGCAAGTGGAGTACCTGCAAACGACCCTAGAGTAGTTGCATACGATAATGCTATTAAGGCTGAAGGTGAAGGAAAAGCACCTAAAGTAGCTATTGATTTAGGAGGTGTTTTTGATAAAGCATTTGCTAAACAAGAAGGAGAAAAACAAGCAGAAGATTGGGCTAAAGCAGGACAAGCCTATTCAGATGCTTCTGCCCTAGCACGAAATGTTAGAGAAATGGAATCTGTGGTCGGAACTGCATTTGTTGGGTCGTATGGTTCGTTACAAGCTGGCGTATCCCGAGCATTTGGCGGCGGTAAGCGACTTAACGATACCGAAGTATTTGATGCGTTATCTGCCCAGTTAGTATTACCCCTCGCTAAATTACTCCCCGGTTCATTGGCGGTAAAAGAACTTGACCAGTTAATTAAGACCAAGCCTAATCTCAAGCAACAGGAAGGCACAATTCGTCGTTTATTAAATACAATTAATCAAGATTTAAGAGCTTCTGAAATATCTTACGAGGCTGGCGAAAAGTATCGTGCAGCAAATAATGGTAAAATATCTGGGTTTAATCCATACATTGCTAAAAACAAAGCAACACGATTGACGGAGCTTGAAGCTAAATTTAAAACAAATAATAAATTAAGCGACCCAGAACGTGCTGAAGCAAAGAAACTAGCCCAAGAACTTCAACTAGAAGGATTATAATGAGCTTTTTAGATTATATTAGCGGCAGAGAAGAATACAAAAGTGTACTTGAAGGCGGAGATAGTAGAAGTTATGGACTTTCTGCAAGCGGTCAAGTAGAGCCAATAGAAGAATCTCCATTACCTGCTATTGGTGGATTGTTAGGAACAGTAGGCGGAGTAGCTTTACAACGAGCGCCCTATATCGGTCCACTTGTTACTCTGGGCACTGGTGCTAGAAATGTTGGTATGTTGGGCGGTGCTGTTAGAACTTTAGCTCCGTCCTTAATTGGTTCTACTATTGGAACAGGAGCAGGTTTAGCTATTGAAGGAGCTGTACAAGATCAGCGTCCTACTCAAAATAGGGCAATAGGAGAATTAGTATCAAATGCTGCTTTTGATGTAGGCGGTAATTTAATATTCGGCGCTGCGGGTAAAACATTTAAAGTTGCTCAGCCTTATCTTAGTGAATTTCTTCCGTTCTTAAAAGACAAAACACCTGAAGCTGCTCGTGAAGCAGCACAGCGTTTCTTATCTGAGCGTGGGGCTACTTTAACAAGAGCGCAATTAACAGGTAGTAATGTGGATATTGCTATTGAAGAAGTTGCACGAGGCGGTACTGGAGCTGCTGCGTTTAGAGAGCAAACACAAAATGTAAAACGTGCTATTCAAGAAGGGGTAGACGAGTTTAAAACTAAACTGTCTGTATCTGAACCATTTAAGCAAGCGCTTAGATCAGGCGATCCAACCCAAATGGCACTAGGCGATAACTTTAAAGAAGCTATTAATGTTGCTCGTGACGAGTTCAAATCGGTACACCGTCCTTTTTACGAAAAACTTACACAAGATACTGGTTCTTATGTAGATATGCGTAATATTAAAGAAAAAGCACAGCAAGAATATGATAGACTAGCTCAAGGAAAGTTTGCCGGAGCAGGGGCTGATAAAAAAACAATTCTTGAAGATATTTTAAAACAAGATGATTTTGTTGATTTTGGAGTTGCTCATGATATTCGTAGCAATTTCGGTGCAAGTGCGAGAGATAAAGTAGACGTTGGCGGTAAAGCAACTACATTATCGGCTGGTTATTCACGCTATGAAAATGAAATTAGCAAAGCAATGGATGATTCATTTGCATTGGTTGGAAGCACAAGACAGCGAGTAGAAGGGGCAGGGTACAAATTTACTCCATCTGCTGCAGAGTCTCCTAATGCAATGGTTACAGGACAGACTGGGTTTAATCCGTATTTAAAACGCACAGAAGAAACAAAATCTTTACTAAATCAATATAAAAACACACAAGCTGCTTACAAAGAAGGCATGGATGGGCTGTATAACAATACATTAACGCAAGCAATGATAGCAGAACCGGAGCAAGTTGGTAAGTTTTTATTTAATCCTGAATCTCCTTCTCGGATGCGTGATGTGTTTAAAGCCGTTGCTCAAGTAGATAAATATAAAAAAGCAGATGTTATCAATGGTTTAAAATATGGCTTTATTGAACAAGCCTTGTCTTCTCCTGAGAATGTTTTAAAATTGTCTCAAACTATTGACAAAGACAAAGCATTTTCTCAAGGATTTGATTATTTGTTTAAAGGTCCCGGAGAAAAGAAAGCACTACAAGACATCCTTGGAGCAGCTAAGTTTGGTCTTGATGAAGGTACTGCATCACAAATTATCCGTAATCGTACTGTTTTAGAGGGAACACGATTTGCTGCTCAAGCAGGAACACTTGGTGGCGGTTACTTTTTATTGCCTACTGATGTTCAAGATAAAATTCAAAACAATCTACCTGAAATTATAGCAACAACGGGTGTACTATTGTTTACACCTAGATTTATATCAAAAGCAATGACCAGCAAAGCAGGACAGGATGCTTTAATTGACCTTGGTCGAGTGCAGGCAAACCCTAAACTTGCTGGTGCTTTATCAGCTAAAATTGCAAGCAACTTGACTGAGTCTGGTATTATTGACAACGAGTACATAACTGATGTAAATAATCGCTTAAAACCACAAGGAGAGCAACAACAACCTTCGGCTCCGGTTGCGACTCCACAGCAAGGTTCATTTATTGACTTTTTAAGAGATTAACAATAATAAGAATATGATTCTATGTCAGACCAATTTGGGTTTCTCGAAGGAGCAAAATCTGTAACAGGTAGCATGGATGCTAGTCGAGAGGCTAGTAAGTCCATTACCAAGAGTATTGCCGATGTACAGAAGGACGCAGCAGCAGTAGCACAGCAGAAAGACCTAGAGCGTAAGAGACAGATAAGAGAATCTCAGGTTTTTAAAGAGCAGTACTTCAAGAGAGCAATGATGGAATGGCAACGCCAAGAATCTATCCGTATCGAAGAAGCTAAAGTCAAAGCTGATTTCATTAAGAAACACGGCGCTAAACGCTGGAATGAGATTGAATCAATTAAACAAAAGATAGAGAAACAAGACAGCGAACTTACTAAAGAGTTTCAACACGATTTAGCAAATGTTCGTCGAGCAATGTTCATGTGCTATGCAGTGGCTGCGGTCATTGCTTGGTATCTAACTTGGGGAGTTAAACAATAATGTTACCATTAATGGCGCTATTCGATGTTGGGATGAAGGTCCTAGATAAGTTTATTCCTGATCCAGAAGCTAAGGCAAAGGCTCAGAAAGAACTACTCCAGATGCAGCAAGAAGGCAAACTAGCTGAACTTAACGCTGATATGAATGAACAGAATAATATCTCTGATCGTTGGAAAGCTGATCTTGCTAGTGATTCTTGGTTGTCTAAGAATATACGACCTATGTCTTTAGTGGCTATCTTTGCAGGATATTTCTTGTTTGCAATGATGTCGGCTTTTGGCTACGATGCCAAAGAGTCCTATGTCAATCTATTAGGTCAATGGGGTATGCTGATAATGAGTGCATACTTTGGTGGTCGTACTCTAGAGAAGATTATGGATATGAAAGCAAAGAAAGATGAACCTAAGCAATAACTTTACTTTAGAAGAACTTACGCACTCTGAAGTAGCAGAGCGTAAGAACCTAGACAATACCCCTAACGCTAGTGAGGTTGCTAATCTGACTCGATTGGCAGCCTTGCTTGAGCAGGTTAGAACCTTACTAGGCAAGCCTATTATGATTAACTCAGGCTTTCGCTCTAAAGCAGTCAATGACTCTGTCGGTAGCAAGGACACTAGCCAGCATAGGCTAGGTTGTGCTGCTGATTT